TTAGCAAAGCGGTTGCTGCTGACCACTTCGCCGTCCACCTCGTTAATGCGCATGATCAGGTAGTCGTCCGCCGTCATCTCGTGGCCCGACTGCGTGTCGGCCTGCCGCTTGGCATACAAGCTGTAGCCCATCAATCTGATGTCACTAATGCACTTCACCCCGTGGTCAAGATTCACATGCAACTTGTTGTAGCGCCGCGCTCGGTACATTGGGAAACGAAACTTCTCGTCGACTCGTGACGAGCTCGTCCCTGCGGTAGCCCAAATTTCGTCACGCGTAGCTAAACTCGGTAGGATCTTGGCACCGTCGGCGGCGCCAGTAGCTGACGTATCGTACGACCCATCCGCTTTTGGTGCGTTCTTCAAGTTCACATTTCGCGGGCGTTTTTCCGCTTGTAAACCCGTACAGTTCAACTTGGCGTTCACCCGTATGATGTAATGCGCAAAGCCGTCTGTGCCTAGCCCGCCACCCACAAATTGTGCGTACTGCCCATTGCTACCCGTCGACGCCCCCGCCAGCATGGCATCTTGTGAGGCATTACCTGGCGTAGTGACGGTCCCTAAAGCCAGAGTCATCTGCACCCGTTCGTTAGTACCGTTGTACAGCTTCTCGACCGTCGCCACCTCCATGACGGTCAGGTAGTCCGTGTGCCCACTCGAAAAGGTACCGACGCGCACGAGGTCGCCCACTTTCAAGTCCTTTACAATGGCATTTCCCGCGTGGGTGCTATCCTTGTACTGCCTCGACCACGTGGGCATCAACCATTCGCTCGTCTCGTCGACAAGGATGGCGTCCGTGCCGTCGTATCTGACACTCTGTACACTGCAGACAAACTCGTCGTCAAACTCGTAGTCCTCTTTAGTAACAAAGACATCTACCCACTTCTCGGACATTTCCACTCTTTACTAAGCAACATTGGAAAATGCAAACACATTTCTTTTCCAACTCCCTGGCACACACAGCGACGGCGCATGCGATGGCAATCACACAACAGGAAGACCTTGACCGCTATTTTGATGACATGGACGCTTTACTCCGTGTCAAACAGCAGCCTCGGAACCTGTTTGGTGTTTGTGGCAATTGCGGCCACCACGTGCACACTTATGAAACGTCTGGCTCCTCATACGTCGGTGCAAGGGTCTGTGATGCTTGTGGCGCCGTCGACAATTCGCCGGTGTTTTGGGAGACTATGTACGGCAACAGCACACCACATAAGTGCAGCAATTACAAACGTATCCACCACTGGCACGAGCGGATCAGTCAGCTGCTACTTCTTGAATCTGAAATCCCTGCTGAAAAAATGCTGCAGATTGCAGAGAAGCTGTGCGGTGGCAAATACACCGTTATCAACAAAGACACGGTCAGAGAAGTACTCCGATCTCTAAATATGCAAATCTACATTGAAAAGTGGCTGCAGATTGTGCAGCGAATCACACTTGTTGAGCCACCCATGCCAGGTCCCGTGCTACTCGAGCAACTCGATACACTCTTTCAAGATTTGCAGCGTCCATTTGACTCTGTAAAGACACCCGGCCGCAAGAACTTCTTAAATTACAACTACGTGTTCTGCCGACTACTACAAAAGATGCAGTGCCCTCAATTCTGCATGTTCTTTCCTCTCATAAAGTCAAAGACCAAGCTCAAGGCTCTTGACGACATGTGGGGCGGGATGGTAATCTCGATCGGTTGGCCACTCACGCCGCTACAGCAGGTGGCGCCATTTTCAGTATGCCTTGAGCAACCGTCTCTTTGCCTGCAGCGCTTAGCCGCTCGATGCGCCTACCCAGCTCCGGTTGTGCGTCAAAAAGTGCAATGGAAAAGATTAGACCAGAAGTCGGATCGTCCACTGCCAACACGTTCTGAACCGAAGCCAAAACAGCACCATTCAGAGCAAGCTGGGTTGCCATCTCAAAAATTTGCGCGCTTAGCGAAGCGCCCTCGTTGTACGTAGGCAGCAATGACTCAATCACCGTTCCAAGACCGAGCCCCAGTAGGCCATGAGTCACAGACACCTGAATAGATCGTGCAGTCGCCATTCGTGTATCCTTGTTTAAGAAATTAAATCAGTTGGCTCCATGGCCGTGGCATGAAATCCTTGACCGTCAACAAGTCACTCGCACTCTCCGGGCCCTCCTTTGGGGGTATTGGGTTGTCATTATTCATCGCACTAGCCCAGTACTCTTCGGAGCCCATGTGAAATTCCCCCGGGTCCACAGCTTTCCACCAATACAACATTTCTAGGGGGTCGACCGTGTGCTCGGGACACGTGTCTATGACCAGCACCTCGTTGTCCTCTGTGTAGGCGTCTAGAATCTGCGCAAAGGCGTCCTTTGTCAGGAAGTCGCCGTAATCCTCCCACAGTGCCTCTCGTTGGCGTTGCTGGATCGTCTTCATAATGAAGCAGTAATCGGTGTTGCCTCGCAGAGTGGGTGTGATGGCTTTTGCGTACTGGGTTGTAATCAACACAAAAAGTTTGTAGTGTCGCCCGGCAACAAACAGCTCCATCAAATTAGAGTCGTATTTTAGGCGCTGGTCGCTGATCACGTCGTCTAGCAATACAAAGAATGGCGCTGCCTTCTCCTTTTCCTCGTCTGTCAGACCGTTGTCGTTAAGTATCTTCTTCTGGCGCTTGAAGACCGCATCTAAAATCTCGGGCTCATACTTGGGATAGATGTACTTAGAGGGTATGTATTGACGCCAAAACTTATTAAGTTCGTCGGTTTGGCTAATGACGATACCAGCGGGAATCTTGTCTTTCATTAAGTACATTAAGTTACGAAACACCCAGGACTTGCCCGTACGTCGCTTACCAACTGCTACCACCGTGCCGTCGAGTTTAATGGTTTCGGGATCAAACATTCCCAGGTCGGGCAGGATAACCTCGGCGTACTGGTCAGCAGCTAACACGGGCATGGTCGCGTGCTTGCCAAAAGTCTTCGCTTTCGTCGGGTTGGCCTCTCCTACTTTGTCACGCACTCGTGGGTTAGTAGCCGCGTTTTCCTTATCCGACACATCGATCGTGGCCGGATCCTTCGGCATGCACTACACTTAGCTTGGAAATTGGGTCATGTCAATGTCGGCGGCCGGCACGGTCGGCATGGCGGTGTAGTCCTTCGCCATCTCGTACTCCATCGCGCAAAAGGCCTGTACTTCGGTCTTCTCTTCCAGTTTGGCACGCTGACAGACCACGGCCACGTCCTCAAAGCTCCAGTGAATGCCAAATTTGTCGCCACCCACACCCGTGTAAACCTGGTTAGCGTAGATGGTAGCAGACACGACGTCGCCCGGGGCCACGTTGCCGTCCGGGATGACCATGCCGTTGTGGTTGCAGACATTGACCTTCCGTGCGTACTTCCCCCCCATGCCGTCCCACGCAAACTTGGACGTGGAGGCTTGAATTGAGTGGCCATTGAGATTGCCAGTCAGCTTGTCGTACTTGGGTCGAATCGTGCGGATCTGCAGCATCTTTACCTCGTCACGCGACAGGTTCTTGCGTCCCAAAATCCGGAGTTGGTTGGCGTACACAAAGTCCAGCAACCTGTCGTCGATTTTCTCCATCAACAACGCGAACTCCTTGAACTCCTCGTTGGTGGCGTTGTTGATGTACCCATCGGTCAGATCCAAGGAATACTTGGCCTTGCTAATGTCGGTTGGCCCCCACATGGTGCCAAAGTTGCCATCTCCCGTACAGCGCGGCCAGTTCGTGACACACGCGGGAGTCACCATCGCCACTTCCCCGCACATGGCCCCGACGTGCATGCCAATGGTTGTCTTGCCCTGCCGATCATTGCCGAGCGAAAGGCTGATCTCATCTGCCGGCATCTTCGTCCAGGGTGTGTAACTGCGCGCGCTCATCTGTTGTAGCGGTTTGGTGTGGGTTGGAGCCGTGTGTCGGGATAAAGCGCGACGTGATCCAGGTCGGAAGTTCTCGGAAGGTACAAGTAATTAACATTTTCCTTAGGAAGTTTCACTGGGCCTTCCAATGTGCTTGCTATTTCATACGCATTTGCACTGCTAGCCGCAAACCCAAACTTGTCACATGTGCTACAACTTGCAGTCGGTACCCCACTGCCATATGTCTGGCGCATGCGATCGTTGCGTCTCGGTGGATCGACATGCAGCTGCTGGCCACGTTCAATGCGCGAGACAACGCCCTGGAAGGAGGGCACAAGATTTGGCCTGCTGGCAAATTCGTCAATTCGTGTGGAGAATGTCACCTGACTCATTGTGGTTTGACACATCGTCGGAAATTTCAAGTCGCTTGCGCTTCGAACGCTTCGAAAGGGGCTCCTCGTCTGAGCTGTACTCTACCTCCGGCAGTGATGCCGTCCGGTCGACATTACTGTAATAATCAAGTTTCACCTTTGCCGCCATGCTTGCCTCTATTGCGTCTTTAATTGCGGCGCGGTCGTAAGACGACAGGGGTGGAGGGCCCTTTGCTTGTGCCTGCACGGCGGCGTAAAACTGCCCATAGAAAGGCATCAAAAAGTCGAGCAGCTCGGGGTCACGGTAGGCCCTGTAGATTGCCATACCCTCCGGGGCCCAGCACACGTAGTCACACCAGTTACGATCCGTAATTTCAAGCAGCGCGTTAATTTGCAGAAAGTAGTGCCCTGGAATCGATTTATGCAGTCGCCCCGACCCATCCCGTTTAAAGTAAAAAGGGCATTTGATCTCCACCATGCCCTCGGTGCCTACCAAGCCATCCGGTGACCCCGCAAACCAGTTGTGCTTGCTCGAAACGTGAAGCCCTGTGGGCTGCACAAGATTTCCGGTTGCTGCTTGGTATGCTAGGATGCCATTCGGTTCGTTGTTGGTACCCCACTCAGTAGCCACATTGCCAGTGAAGACCTCTGTGCCCATCGCGCGGCGAAATGCTTGAGCGCGAGAAATGTAGGACACTTGGCCAAGTGCTGCCCCCAGGTTTGAGGCAGTGAGTTTGCCGCGGCGGGCCTCGTGCCATGCAGGAGAGCGCTGCTGCAAATTGGCCATCTGCAACTTACTTTTACTGCAGTATCAGAATATCTTCTAATCCAAGAGAGAGGCGATGGTGTGGGGATGGACGGCTCGGGGGCCAATGTCCTATGAATCGGGCGGCAAAGTTGGCGCCCCGACAGACAGGGCGACACGCGCATGGCCAAAATATGAAAACGAGTATTTGAGGCAAAAGCTATCCCACGAGAAAGAAAAATGGGATAGATCGGTAGCAGACGAACAGATAGTACCATCTGCGGCTGCTAAAGGGGTGTACTTGGATAAGGTCAGTGAAAATTACAAATTGGAGGCCGACGAATGTTTGAAAAAAGAGTTTGATACCTGGCTCGAGGGGAAAAGCGTGTACAATCAAAACCAAATGTTTCATGAGCACGAGGATGGCGGCCCTATTAGAAGGTACACGT